ACAGAAGAGAATCTTAAAGATGAACGGCGTCCAAATGCAAAAGTGGATGTGGGAGCAACGAGAGGATTTGGTTGCTGTGAGAAGGATCATTTGATCATGGGACGACAATATTTCGGTGCTTTTATCGAAAATTGTCTAAACCAATGGGAGGAGACTGGAATTACATTGCCAGTGAATCCTAATTCCTTTGACTGGATGAAGGTGGCAACACCTAGTGAACACAGTCAGGGGGATTATATACCAATCGATTTTGGTGATTCAGATTTCCGACACCTTGAAGAGTGTGACGATTGGATTTTGGAAACTATTGTTGAATGGTATCGTATCTATTTTCCATACTTTACAGAAATGGATGCAAATGTTATGAAAGGACTTGTGAACGATGTGACGAAAATGATTTTATTGCTTATTGAAGCAGATCTCATTGCCTTGATAGGCAGTTACATGGTATCAGGTTTTTTTATGACGGCTATTTGGAATAGCATCCATTTTGCAGTGATGGTTAGATTTTTCTTTTGGAAAGCGAACATACATGTCAAAGCACTAGCAAAGCAGAATGCACACCATGAGTGGTTGCAGAAGCTTGATCCTTTTGGTGCTTTAGATGATTTGACTGGCCAGAAAATGGTTACAGATCCGAAAAGAATTGGGAAGTATCTCAGTACTAGAACACATGGAGATGACGTATTGATACATAGGTCATGGTCTGTGAGATGGTTCAATTATTTTGTTCTTAAGGAAATAGCTGAATCATGGTGGTATAAAATTACACCTGGTGCCAAAAATGGTTATGAATGTCGTTACAGTGGAATAGAAAATGTGACGTATTTGAAACGCTCTTTTAATATGAGAGGTGGTTTGATGTTTGCGCCATATTCTATAGCAGACATTTGGGAAGTGCTCAATTGGAGAAAAGAAGGTAAGATAGATGCTAAAACATCATTGGAACAGGAAGCCGATTGGGTATTGAGAGAGATGTTTCAACATGGAGCAGAAGAATTTGCAAGGGCTAAATTGAAGTTGAATCGACTAATAGCGCCTTATTGTAAATTGATTCATCATACATATGATAGCTTGATGCTAGAAAGAATGCATCAGGAGTGTCATGAAGAGTATTTGACAGATGTCATACCTCAAGCTATGGTTGATTCTGTGGGTATGGAATTGGAGATGTGGTTGCATGATTTTGACAATTTGTTGATTAAAGGAGCTGGTGACAGAGCTCTGTCAATAAGGACGAGAAATTTTTTTAGTGAATTGGCTGAGAAAATGGAGGAACCTGAATTGAAGAATCGATTGCGTTGTTATTTTGCTCGTAATCAATCTTTAAGACTTTCAATGCCATGGGGAAATGAAACGGAAAGTATCAAACTCAAAGCACAGAGTGAGGAGGTTGTTATTTTTGATAGCAATGCTTTTACTAGGATTTTGGGTCTTATGAATCCCAATAAAAAAGGATTGATGTTCTATGAGACGCGATATGTACTA